TCCAACCGGCGAGACGGGGCCAACCGGTGAGACGGGTCCAGCCGGTCCGACGGGACCGACTGGTCCGACGGGCCCGACCGGTCCCGGCGCGTGAGGAGGGTCCGACTGGTGAACAACCAGAGGCTGGCCGACCTCGCCATTGGTGGGGCTACCGTCCTGATCGCAGTAGCCGGGCTGTCTCAGCCGGCCATGTGGTTCCTGATGCTCCCGTTGGCTGTCGCATGGGCCATCGCTGGATCGGGGGAAGAGGGGTAGTCCGTGCCGCGAGCACGGCAAGCGCCGGGGCATACGAATGCTCAGCGTCCCCCCTGGCGCAACACCACCCGCCGAGCCCGGCTGCCGAGCGGCTGGGAAGCCATCCGCGCCGAGGTCCGGCGTCGGGCCGGTGGGTGGTGCGAACACGTCGAGGACGGCAGACGCTGTCCGCGCTTGGGCAGCCAATGCGACCACATCGTGGCCGGTGACAACCATGCTCTGACCAACCTGCAGTGGTTGTGCAGCAAGCATCACCAGATCAAGTCCGCACGTGAGGGCGGCACGGCGAGCAATCGTCGCGGGATGGTGTAACGGGAACACACTGGGCTCATACCCCGGGAGATGCTGGTTCGAGTCCGGCTCCCGCCACTAGTACGAAAGCCCTTACCTATGGTTTCCGCGATCCGGAAGGGAAAGCGGAGCACTCCCGAAAGGGGAGCGATATGGGCGCTCACGCAGGACGGCCGAAGCATCCCAGCCAGCGTGCCCGCAACAACATCTCCTCCACTCGTGCGATTCTGCCGGCCGCGCCGGACCGCAAGCTGCCCACGCCGCGCCTGCCGAGTGATATCGACTGGAATCCTCTGGTCGTCAAGTGGTGGAAGGACATGTGGGCTGCCCCGATGAGCGGGGAGTACCACGCCTCAGACCTGCACCAGCTGTTCCTGCTGGCGATGCTCTACAACGACTTCTATGCCGAGGAGCCGGGCACGAATGCTCGCACTCGGCTTTCCGCAGAGATCCGTCAGCATCGAATGGCGTTCGGCCTGACCCCGCTGGACCGTCGTCGCCTGGAGTGGACGATCGAGCAGGTGGATGAGGCGCAGGACAAGGGGCGTCGCCGCCGTGCCACCGCGCCGGTCGCTCCGATGCCCTCCGTGGCCGACGATCCGCGCCAGGCGTTGCGCGCCATCTGAGCCCCGCGTGGCGGTGCTGATTGTTCCGCCGCTGGATGAGGAGCCCTGGCCGACACTCGGCCCTCAGATCGAGGCTTTCCTGAACGAACGAGCTGTGTTCGGTCCGGGAAGCCTCAAGGGTGAGCCTGCGCGGCTGGATCCGGAGAAGCGTGCGGCGCTGTATCGCGCCTACGAGGTCTATCCGCGCGGCCACCCGATGGCCGGACGGCGGCGCTTCCAGCGCGTCGCATTCAGCTTCCGTAAGGGTGTCGGCAAGACCGAGTTCGGCGCCTGGATCGCCTACGCCGAGCTACATCCGGATGCGCCGGTTCGCTGCGACGGTTTCGATGCGAACGGTCAGCCGGTCGGACGGCCGGTCGTCGATCCTTACCTGCCGATGGTCGGGTTCAGCGAGGACCAGACCGAGGAGCTGGCGTTCGGTGCACTGGCGGTGATCTGCCAGGAAGGCCCGGACGGCGCGTTGTTCGACATCGGCCTGCAGCGAGTCATCCGCCTCGGTCCGCGCGGCCAGGCCGACGGGCGGGCCGTGGCCCTGGCGGCGGCACCCAACAGCCGGGATGGCGCGCGGACCACCTGGCAGCTGGCCGATGAGACGCACCGGCTCTACCTGCCGCGCCTGGTGCACGGCTGGGAAACCATGCTGGCCAACCTGCCCAAGCGTCCATACGAGGATCCATGGGCGATGGAGCTGACGACTGCTGGCCAGCTCGGCCAGGACTCGATCGCCGAAATGACCCACCGCGAGGCCGAGGCGATCGAGCGCGGCGAGAACAACGACAGCGATCTGTTCTACTTCCATCGCTACGCAGGTCCCGGGCACGACCTGACCACCATCGAGGGTCGAATCAAGGCCATCGCCGAGGCTACCGGTCCGGCGGGCGAGTACGGGCCCGGCCAGTTCCGCACCATCGCCCGACAGTGGGACCGGCCCGGCGCAGATCGCGGGTACCTCGCGCGAGTCTGGCTGAACCAGTGGGTCCGGGGCGACGCACAGGCGTTCGATCTGGCCCGCTGGCGAAACAACGCCCGCGAGGGCGTCATCCCCGACGGGGAGCTGGTTGTCGCCGGATTCGACGGCGCGCGATTCCGTGACTCGACGGCGCTGGTTGTGACTGACGTAGACACAGGTACACAGCAGCTGGTGGCGATCTGGGAGCGGCCGGCCGATCTGATCGAAAGCGTCGAATGGGAAGTGCCCGAGGCCGAGGTCGATACCGCGGTCGAGATGATTTTCGACAAGTGGCAATGCTGGGCCTTGTGGGGAGATCCGCCGCACTGGGTCGAGGCGATGGGCCGATGGGCGGCGACTAGGCCCGATCAGGTCAAGGAGTGGTGGTCCAACCGGCTCAAGCCGATGGCCAACGCCATTGCCCAGTACAACGAGGCGATTGCCGCCGATCAGGTCGGCCCGGCCGCCGCAAGCCCGCTGGCTCGCACGTTCGATCGGCACATGGGCTCAGCCGGTCGCCGATCGGTCAACCTGTGGGACGACGCAGGCCGCCAGCTGTTCATCCTCCGCAAGATCCACCCCGAGCGGAAGATCGACGCCTCGATGGCCGCGGTGATCTCCTGGCAGGCCCGCTTGGAAGCCCTGCGCAAGGGCGCGAAGAAGAAGCCCAAGACATCCGGCGTGCCGCGCCGCATCCGCTAGAACAGGGAGGGCGCAGATGGCCGCGAGCGACCGCGCAGACGCCTCTGAGCCGTTCTCGCCCGGCTGGTGGATGGAGAACCTGGGCAAGAAGCTCTGGGCCCGCTACGCCCGCGTCGAGACGTTGGACCGGTACTACTGCGGCCAGCCTCCCCTGCCGGAAGGCGCGGCCAACGCTCGGGCCAGCTATCAGGCATTCCAGCGCAAGGCTCGCACCAACTACGCCGAGCTGATCGTTGAGGCCGTCCGGCAGCGGATGCGCCCGATCGGCTTCCGCACTGGCGCAGACGGCGATCAGAACGGCGACAAGGCGGCCCGCCAGCTCTGGCAGGCCAACGATCTGGATGTTGAGTCGGCCGACGTGCACCGGATGATGCTGGCCCTGAGTGTCGGCTATGTCATCGTCGGCATGGACGACGACGGCCAGCCGGTCATCACTGCCGAGGATCCGCGCCAAGTCGTCACCCAGCACGACCCGAAGGTGCCGCGCCGTGTCGTCGCCGGACTCAAGGTGTTCCGCGACGAGGCCGCCAAGACGGACTACAGCTACCTCTACCTGCCTGGTGAGGTCTGGGTCGCCGCTCGTGAGGCGCAGCAGGTGCAGGCCGTCCTGGCTGGCGGTTACCGCGCGCAGGACTGGAGTTGGGTCAGCCGCGACGAGCTGCCGTCCAACGCTCGGGACCTATGTCCCGTGGTGCGGTTCGAGAACGCCCGCGCACTCGGCGAATACGAGATGCACCTGGATCACCTCGACCGGATCAACCACATGCTGCTGCAGCGCATGGTCATCGCCACCATGCAGGCGTTCCGGCAGCGGGCGGTGCGTGGCAACCTGCCCGAGCTGGACGACGCAGGCAACCCGATCGACTACAACGACCTGTTCGTTGCCGATCCGGGCGCCATGTGGCAGCTGCCCGAAGGTGTCGAGATCTGGGAGTCCGGTCAGGTAGACCTTGGTCCGATCCTGCAGTCGGTCAAGGACGATGTGCAGCAGCTGGCCGCCGTGACCTTCACTCCGCAGCACTACCTGATCCCCGAGGCCAGTCGCAGCTCCGGATCGGCCGAGGGCGCCCAGCTGAGCCGTGAGGGTCTGGTGTTCAAGACCGAGGACCGGATCGCGCGGGCCTCGATCGGCTGGAAGCAGGTCATGTCTCTCGCCTTCCGGCTTCTCGGCGATGACGCCCGAGCGGACCTGAATGCACTGGAGCCGATCTGGGCGCCAGCCGAGCGGCTGACCCTGTCCGAGCGGGCGGACGCCGCAATCAAGGCGACCGACGTGCCCTGGCGGGCGAAGATGGCCGAGCTGTGGGGCTTCGACCCCGAGCAGATCGACCGGATGGAAGCCGACCGCGGCGCGGATCTGTTCGCCGCGATGGCCGCGCAGCTCGCCGCATCGGCGCAGTCCGGCCAGCAGCAGGCCCAGCCCGCACAGGCTGAGCAGCAGCCCGTCTCGTGACCAGCTCCGACCGAGCCATCCTGGCGGCGGTCGATGCCGAGTCGGCAGCGCTGCAGCGGCTGTCGAGCGTTCTGCAGCGACTGATCCGGGCGCTGTGGACCCAGGTGGACAACCCGCGCGACCCGGCTCAGGTTGACACCTTCGTGCGGGCTGTCACGGCGGCCGTGACACAGGCTCGCCGCCAGGCTTCAGGGATCGCCGATGCCTACCTGGCGAACGTGCTGCGACTGCTGGACACGCCAGCCCCGGGTGCGCGGCAGCTTCCGGCCCCGCTGCCACGCGGCATCCCGCTCAATCAGGAGTGGCAGCGCCCGACCGACACCTTCCGCGGTCTGCTGCTGGCGGGTCTGGACAAGATGGAGGCTTCGCGGCGGGGCCTAGAGCGCGCCGAGGCGATGGCCGAGATGGACATGCGCCTGGCCCAGCGCGACGCGGAGAACCAGCGGCTGGTCCTGGCCAAGGACGTGATCGGCTATCGCCGGATCATCCACCCGGAGCGAGCCACCATCGAGGGCAGGCCGCCGCCGCCGGTGTGCGGGCTCTGCCTGGTCGCA